TCTCTGAAATCCATAAAATGACTCTTTTATTCAAGGTACGTAACGTAAAGCTGAGCCGACGTGATGTTACCCCTTGCGGCGCTTATATTACGTACACGCAGATAGATAATTTCGTCTTGCCGCACGACATGCATGACTATCGGTACGACAAAGCTCTTGTCTGTCTTGCCGCTTGCCACAAAACCTTGAGACTCAAAAATCCACGCATTGGCGTAGCCGCCCACGTAGGCGATTACAGTATCGTCCGCATCGACTCCAGACGCAAACCCGGACGCACTGATTAGCACCGTCCCGGCCTTGAGGCATCTATAGCCCCCATCGTAAATCGCTTCAAAGTTGCTCCCGATAGTCAAGGTGTCGTTGATAGCTACGATTTTTTTGGCCATTTGCAAGGATTGTGATGTAGATGTCGATCCATACACGGTATCTTTGGCTAACTGCCTGGTGCTTAACTCACTAATAGAGTCATTTAATGAATCGATCTGCGTCTTTAAGGTCTTCCCGGCTCTCGCATCCAGGGCATAGCCTTCGGCGGTATAGGTGAGGTCATTGACCACATTCGCCTTGTTCAGTTTCGTGTTTAAGGCGGCGACAGTATCGGCGAAGAACTTCTTCACCTTGCCCATGACCACACTCATGACATCGCCGACCGCCGGAACCGGGAAGCTGGCGGCGGTCTCTGTGATCGAGTTGAGTGTCAAAGAAGAAACATCGGTTACCTCCTCGCCGGGAGCGCCCTGAGGGATCACAAAGTCCAGAACGGCATCCGTTGACGTGCCGGAGTTGGTCACCTGTGCCGGGTTCCCGTAGGTGGTAGTGGTGACAGATCCAACCGAAATCGTTGCCCCCGGCCCCTGTGGGCCTGTCGGGCCTGTTGCTCCGGTTGCGCCAGTATCACCGACAACTAGTCCCAGATCGATCTGTGTAATCTCAGCCATTGTTCTCCTCCGTGACAAACTTATAGATAAGGTGTCCTCTGCTATCGATTTCAAAGTTCTCGGCGGTGACCTCGTTCCCGTTTGCGACTACGATCAGATGTCCACGGGAATCGATATAGAAGGCGATGATCCCGGACAACGGGGCCGTGACACCGCTGTCTCCTCTGTCGCCCTTCGGGATGCCGAAAGTGAAGACCTGTGTCGCCGGGTTATAAGATGCCGTTGCGCTTGATCCCGCCGCCAAAGTGTTAGCCGTTGCGGAAAGGTTATCAAGGGCATCAGCGGCATCATTTGCGGCGGCGGCGGCGGTGTTCGCGTTGGTCTTCGCCGCTTCGATGGAGTTGTAAAGGTTTAAAACATTGTTGTTATAAAGCGCCGCTTCGCTTGCGGACGATGCCGCGCTTGATGCGCTCGAGGCCGCTGCCGATGCCGATGAGGTCGCCGAAGATGCCGCGTCTAGAGTCTGTTGGATGTACTCAGACAGGTTTGAAGCGATATCAACGGCTTGCTCGATCAGCGGGATCATGGTCTCGGAGATGACGGAATCGTCCTGGAGCGGAGCGCGCTCAACCCTCAAAATGAAATTGCACGACCCGATGATCTCGCTCCCTTTTCGGAGGCGTAACTCCGTCAGTACATCCCCCGCCACGGCGGTCATCTGCTTCGTGCAATTGCAAGTGATAGCACTCCAGGAAAGCGCCTGGACGGGATAGCTGAAGACATTGCCGTCCGGTTTTGCCCCGTTGATCAGGGCGGAAGTGTTTTCCGGGATCGTATACGGAGAGTCGCCATCGTAAAGGTTGAAGACAAGGGAGGCGCTCTCTTCGTCATACTGTGACAGGTTGACCACCGGAAGAACCCCGCCAGGGCGAAGGTTTAAATCAGTTGTCTGAACTATCATCTGCTTTTGTCCTTTCTGCCGCTTCACGCAAGGAACAATGCGCTCGCCCGTTTTCGTCCACATCTCCGGCGGCTATCTTTTCCGCAATGATTGCTTTAACTGCGTCAAGGCTTGCGCTGTTTCGCTTGATGGTTTTGACCCCCGGCGTTTCATCCTCTTTTTTCGGTTCTTCTGCCTGTTCCTCTGCCGTTTCCGGGGCGGTCAGCAACTCGGAAACCCTCGCTTCTGAAACTTGCGTTTCCACCTTTTTCAAAACATAAAAAAGAGCGGACGCTGTGAGGCCGTACCGCTCCGCAATCGCACCCGCCGCATTAGCAAGGTCTATGCTTGCCCTGTCCATGTCAATTGTTGTCATTTTTACCCCCGCTTTAATCATCATCCTGTGGAGGATAATACTGATAGGTAACTAATAGCCCGTTACGGAACGACAAATTATAAGAACCCCACGCAAACCGCCAAACACGACCTTCTCCGTCATCGACAAAGTCAATGTCACTCGCAATATTATTTGCATCTAAGTCACGTGCGGTATACGTTTCTTGACTAGACGGCGATCCCGCTATACTTCTGGATGTATAGACATCCCCGGACAGAAACAGGGATTTTGAATTCAACCTCATAGCGGGATATCCGTTCATGTTTCCGTCAAAGGCGATATAGCCGCCCGATTCGTCCCATGTAGTCCCCGCCGACCGACCGCCAGACAGCGTCCCGGATGCAAGGCGCATATAGGGATACCTCTGATCTTTGCTGTCATAAGCGCCCTTTGTCAAAAGGGAGCCTGTCGCGGAGATATCAACGGCATTGATGTTTTTAAAAGTTCCGCCGTTTGCTGTGATGTTGTTAAACGTGCCGCCCGTTGCAGTAATCCCGGAAAATGTTCCGCCCGTTGCTGTGATGCTGTTAAACGTGCCGCCAGTGGTCTTAAAAGCGCCCGTCTGCATATTCCAGAAGTTTTTACCTTGCCCGTCCATCAAAACCCCGGCTTTTATCAGATCGGCCTTTAAAATTCCGGTTGTGATGATCCCCGCGTCAAGGGTTCCGGTCGTGATAAACTTGGCGTTGATAGCGCCCTTCTGGGTTATTGCTGTCTCATAAGGGCCGCCGTACCCATTTTTTGAATAGCCAAGGCCGCCCATGTTCCACCGCCAGATATTCTTGTTGCTTGGGTCGTTGATATCCGGCTTCTCCATGATCAGCAGTTCATAGGGCCGTCCGGCGGAGTCCTGATGTGTGACGATATATCCGCCCTTCGCTCCGGTGATTTCATCGGTCGCCGCCTCGATAGCTGCATCCATCTTTTTCTCGAAGGCGGCAAGGCTATCATCGATCAACTGGCTTACATTCCCAAGTTCCTCATCCAGATCCGCGACATTGTCCTTTATCTCTCGGATCTCCTCAGATTGTGAAAGGACATTCGCGAAAGTCCTGTTCTGTCTGGCGACCAGGGCATTCTGCTTTGATGTGAGGGCATCGGTTAGGCCGACAATCGTGTTTGCAAAGTCAGACCGCAGTTCCCCAAGTTCAATCTCGACATAGCGGTCTCTGAGGCAATCGTAGCGGGTCTTTATGATCTGCGCCTTTGCGCTGATATCAAGCTTCGGATAGTAGACAGTGACATAGTCGAAAACCCGGAGCCGCTCAAGCGGAGCGATTTCCTTGTATTCCTCTGTTTGCCAAAGCGCCACGAAAGAAACCTTGATGTTCACCTTCGGGATGCCGATCTTGTTACGGATCACATACCGCTCCGCCCGTGCCTTCAGCTGTGCGGCGGTTGGTGCTTCTTCAAAGTCATCAGAAAAGTCATAGGGAACTGTGCGCTTGTGGGCGAAGTTCTTGGCGGTATCCGCTTCGACCACTCCGTTATAGTAGATAACTTCGGCCTCCGATGCCCAGAAGGGTACGATCCCCGTGACAGTGCTTTCTATTGAAGCTTCCTGGTTGATGTCGGTGAGGTTCTTCCCGTAGCGGATCGTGACATTCTGATCTCGTCCGAAATTGTTCCATAGCCGGACATCGAAGTTATCGAAGTCATAGTCGCCGCCGTACACATCAAGGATTGACCCTTGAACGCCTCCAAGCCTCGACAGGATGCTTTCTGGCGCGTCCTGTGTATAGGTCGCCCTGGTGTTTTTGTCCGTCCAGAAAGTGAATGGACATTCCTCCATCGCGTTCGTCTTCAGTTTCTGGAGCGCTTCGGTTACTGTCTCCGCCGTGAATGGTCTACACGGAATGTATGAAAGCCAGGAACTGATATGTCTGGCGTAGACAGTAAAAGTCCCGGAAAGCGGCTTCGTAACCTTGTAGATTCGGAAGGCCTGAAGCGTCCCGCCATCGTAAGGGATCGCGGCGATTATGTTGTCGTTCACGATCTCGGAAACGTGCGGAGAGGTGACAGAAACCACCGCCTCGAGTTCCCGCGATCCGTTCGCCGACCAGGAGACTTCACAGCTTACGCACTCGATCCGACCAAGGCCGTTCGTAGTGAAGTCCCTCGCCGACTTATCGAAAAGGATCGGTCTCATATAGTCCACCACCTCGGGGTTATGATCAGCTGTGTGATGCCGCTCATGCTGATCTCGTTGTTCCCCGGAACCAACTCCGGGAAAATGTCGTTATCGAGGACGATGTTCCCGTTACAGTTCGCCGTCCCTTTATAAGCGTCTTGAAGGTCGGAATCGATATCCGTATACTCATCAGCGCTTGAGATCGTGACCTTGATCCCGTTGATCGTAAAATCACCAGTTCCAAAAGCGCGGATCAGCGGGAGCGCCGGAAAGTCGGTCGGATTCCGAAGCGTCCCGGAACCCGTGAGGTTTCGCTGTCTCTCCCCGTCCTTCAAATATCTCTGAGGCTTACAATCGAATTGAATATTAAAAGACCCCGCCAGATTCCTCGCAGAGGGCGAGACCTCCAAGCCGTTCCGATACATGGCAAGCCGGAACTCCTCCGGGTGATAGGAGTCCTCTAGTCTCTGGTAGCCGACCTGTGAAGCGAGAAACGCCCGGAAACTGTCGATCCGCGGCTGAAACCGCCACGAAATGAAAGCGGGATAAGAAACAGTGATATTAGAAAAACGCCCGTTGTCGTGCGTCAGATCCCCGTTTCTCCCGGGAATCGAAATGGTCTCGACATCACGGGCGGGAGCGTTAAAGGTTCCGCTCCCGCTGATCCATACCCCGAAATCCTGGCTGCTTTTCCCGGCGAATGTAAAGCTATGTTCGATGATTACGCCCATACCGCCCTCTCTCTTTCCATGTCCCCGTTAAGGATATCGGCGACCTCTCTGGCGATCTCCTTGGCATCCTGTCCCGGCCCTGGATAGACATTAATATTCACCCCGCCGTAGTTAACCCCCGCAGAGGCGACAGCGCCCTGGATCATGCCATAGAGGGACGAAGCACCCACGACCACCTCCGGCCCCGCCTCTCCGGCTCCCAGGAGACTACCGTTCTGCGCCCCGAAGATCGTGGGACTTGTGAGGATCATGCCGTTATCCATTGCTTTTGCGTACCACTCCACGTTAAAGTGTGGGATAGATGGCGGGTTGAGGGAAAATTCCCCGGATACAGAGAAGTGCGGAAGCTTCAGATCCGGGAGTTTCCAATCGAAGTCGAAGATCCCTTTGATGAAATCGATCCCGTCCTGAATAATTTTCTTGGCGAGTTCCATCTTTTCATCGAAGGCTTTCTTCACATCGTCCATGATTCCGGTCACTGTTCCAACCACCGCGGACAGCTTCCCGCCCGTGGCTTCGTCTATCGCTTGATAGGCATCGTCAAACGCCTTTTTTGCAACCGTCATGGCGGTCTCAGCTGCGCCCTGGATGCCTCCGCCGCTTTCTTCCCACGTTTTCTTGATAAAG